AATCAATTAGATCAAATAATTCGGCATTTAATAATACTATTACTACCATTAAACAAACGTACTTTAAAATTTTCATAGCTTTACTTTCTATTAATTAATTCAATTCCGTAACTTATCGCAAATTCTTTCAAAATGGTGCATCTTTTTCGTTTAACTCTGGTGATTTTACTAACCAATTTGAGTTATCCCAGTGATCAACATCACTATCATTATTTTCAAACCTTCCGTTGTTATAATTATATTTTAAGTTAGAAACTCCCTGTTCTCCCAAGTGCATAAATCTAATTTTTTGCCAATATACCTCAACTTGATTTATCATTAAATTATCTTTATCCCTGATCCTATGTACAGTAAATCCATAATCGGCTTTATTATAAAAATGTGCTGATCCTGAAATATCATATAGACTTGGAATTTCACCCTTCAGCATTTTGCGTGGGTGTGCAATTAGAAATACTAAAACATTGTTAAATTTAGCAAAATTAGTCAGCTTATCCAAAAATCTACTTATGTATTTTGTTTCAGTTTCGCTTTTTTTATACAAGTGATCTAGCTTATTATATGGATCAATAACCAGTATCTTAATGCCTTTTTGTTTCACTAATCCTTTTGCACTTTCTAAAATACTATCTATTGTTAAGTCCTCTTCATTAAGAATGTAATAATAATTGTCTTTTATATACTCATAAATGTTTAGAAAATCTGTGGTATCAAAATCCTTATGAAACTTTTGCCCTGAATACTTTTTATGAATCTTTGCGTAGTGGTTCTTCATTGGATAGTTCTCTATTGTGAAAAATCCTGCTTTCCATCCATATAAAAGGTTTAATCTTGAAACTAAATAATCAACAAATTCAGATTTTCCACTACCAGGCACACCGGAAACAATCGCCAATCTGCCAGACTCCCAAGTGATAAATTTATCAATATCTTCATTCTCTAATCTTAATCCTGGTTGTAATCCCTTTTCGTATAAATCAACTATCTCATTATAAATTTCATCAATTTTAACTATCCCTTTTATCGGTACTATTTTTGAGTTTTTAATCAAATCCTTAAACTCAATTCCGCCTTCACCAATAAAATAATCATTACTATCTTTATATTGCTTAAGGTTAATTATATTACATTTTTCAGCACCCAAGCGCCTGGCAAGCTCATCTCTTAATTCAATACCCTTTGAATCATTATCGTTTGATAGGTAAATTTTATCTATATGATTAAACAACTCAATACTACTATCTAAAAATTCAAGTTTTTTATTTGCTCCAGCCGGAACAGAAATAACATTATCATATCCATTTTCAATCCATGTTAAAGCATCCATTTCACCCTCACAAATAATTATTTCCTTGTTTTCTTTTAAGGCATCAAAATTATACCAAATCAATTCAGCACCGGAAACTAATTTAAAACTCTTTTTAGCACCCCTGAATTTAATATTCTTTTGTACACCATCAATAAAATATGGAAAACAAATAACCTCAACCTTATCCTTTAATTGTGGCATAAATTCAACATCTGAAAATACCTTCATTTTAATCAAAGTCTTTTGGCTTATCATTCTGCCTTCAAAATACTTTACTGCCTTGTCTGTTAAGTCGGTTTTGTTTCGCCACTCAGGAACTACATATTGTTTTTTGCTTTCATAAGGCTTGTATTCAAAAAAGGTAGTTAAGCAATGATGGCAATACATCAATTTAGTATCTGGATAATACCAAAAGTCTTTTTTAGTATTCTTTTTACGATTACCAGAACACTCAGGACATATATAATCTTTTTTTGTACCTAAATCAATATCCAGGCTGTATATTATCTTTGTATTTGCGCTTTGTATTTTCATTAAAAAGGCATTTGTTTTTTATATTCATTTTTAAACCAAACGGATCTCATTTTTTGCTTCCAATTCAATACAGGATTTCCTTTTGAATCAAACCAATCCGCATCATTATAATAATTCCATACAAATTCTCCTCTTTCTTTCATATATCCATTATCATTAAAGTATTTTTCTACTTCTTCTATTGTTGGTTTTTTAAATGGTTTCCTTCTTCTCTTTTTAGTACCATCTTTATTTACAATTTCATCTTCAGTTTCAGTTTCCATATGTGGATCATATGTTTTACATATCTTTTTCCTGTTTTTACTTCTTGATTCACTATATTTTCTCCTCCTATCTGACTCTGTTTTCATTCTCTCATTATAGTATAATCCTTTTTTTGTTTTTACAAATTTATCAAATATCTTTTTATCATATGTTTTACATATGTTTAACATATCTCCTTCATATAAATATCCTTGCTGGTGTTGTAAACATAAGAGTATTATGTATTTACCTTTTTGGTCATCAGTCATTGTTAATGTTCCTGAAATAAAATCACTTGTATAGAACAAAACTGCCGGATCTTTTCCCATCACATTTCCTCCTGTTTAATTACATAAGCAGTTAATAATTGAATAGCTGTTTTTATTCCATTTTTTCCTTCTATTTTTACAATTTTAGATGTTCTATATAATAATATAAATACATCAGTCGGGGTACATTTTAATACTTCTGACATAAATCTGAAAAAACTACTATTTTCTGATAATACAATGTGCATTGCAGTATGTTCTTCATCTGTTATTGTTATCAGATCCTTATTTGCATATTCCCAGGGCTTCTTTCCTTTAATGTATTTCTTATGATGTACGCAAAGTGTTTTATCTTTTTCAAAAGTAATTTGACATTGAAAATTATCACGTTCCATGATCTTTAGTCGCTTCTTTTGCCACCGTGGGTCTTTTAATAGTTCTGAATATTCACTCATTTTACATTCTTAAATTGTTAAACAAAAAAAATATTATATTATATTGAGCGCTTTTAGCTTATCTGCTAATTCAGGTTCCCAGGCATTGTCTTTTAACTTACTGTCAAGTGTTGGCCGTGAAATGCCTAATTCTATTGCCAGTTTACCCTTTGTTCTGGTTCTGTCTTTTGACAGCCAGAGTATAACTTTATCGCTTATTTTAATTATTGTATTCATGTTACAAATGTAAAGTAATTATTTGAATAAACAAAATCAGATATTAACATTTTATTAACAATTGTTATAAATCGTATGTTTTCGGATCGAATAAATCCTTGATTAGTGGTTTTGACATCCAGAATTTACCAGATGATGAATCCCCTCCAGGATATAATGAATCATATAATTTATTAATAGCCCTGAACGTGTCTTCAGTACCCGTAGTATATGAATAATTAAGGTATTTCAATATTAAGCTAATAAGCTCCGGGTTTATTAGATCGTCTTTACTAGGGTGTTCGGTATTCCATGAATCTATCAAGTCAATCAGTAATTTTTGTGGTATTTCGTTTTTTTTTGTCATTGGTCCTAAATTAATTCTAACTGATCACTCTTAGCTTTTTCTTTAATTATATTAAGACTTTTAGCTGCTTGATTAAAATAATTTTCTTTCAATTCAATACCTATTCCTTTACGTTTCAGATTAACGGCTCCGTAAACTTCGGATCCGATTCCCATAAATGGAGTTAAAACGGTATCGCCTTCATTTGTATAAAGAATAATGGACCGTTCAATTATATCTAAATGAAGCGGGCAAACGTGCCTTTGATCATCTTCTGCTTTTGCATCCTTATAATCCAACATTCTTTTAGCGTTAATATCATTCCAATTACTTGAAGCATATTTACGCCAAATAAATTGACTTAATTTGTTTGTTTTTTGATCTGTATAATTTATATACTTTTCTCTCAAATATTGTAATTGCTTTTGTTCTACTTCTTTTAATAGATCAAAGTCGCCAATAAATTTACTTAATCCGGTGGGGTGTTTTACTGGTTCTGGATTTTCGCCTTTTTTCTTAAAATATAAAACATAATCAGCAAGCGCACCCCTTGTTTTAGTGCTATCATTTATAATCTGCTGGTGCATTAACTTTCTGTCTCTTGATCTAATAGCAACCCTTAAGGGCTCTTTCCATATATTCTTACGATCCCAATATATAAATCCGTTCTTTTTATGAAGATTTATAATGTCCCCGG